GGGGGTAAAAGGCACATGGGCTTCTCGAATATTGTCTAATACTTGAAAAGCAACAGCAATAGCATTAGGAGGCATACCCTTATCATAAGAGGAATAGTCTCCCGCTACCATCTTATCATCTCCAAAATAGGTGATAAAATCATAAATTAAGGACCAATCGAGAGAACAATGATTCATTGAAACTGCACACTCAGATAAAATATTGTGCGTCATAATAACTGATGCTGCCCGCAAGTAGTGCTCCCTAACTAAAAGGGAGAAAGCTACATCGCATGCAGTAAACACTCTAGTTTTACCAATTAAACGCTTCTCTATAGTTACTGGCTCATCTTTAAGAGCACCGTTAAAAAGGACACATGCACGTTTCCCCATGAAGTAATTAACCTCAATTTCCTGTTTCTTTGAGCTTACTTCCTCACTCATACTATAAAAGCCCGGTTCACCTACAAAATATGCCCTCTTAGCTCCAGGAAATAAAAACCCACCAGAAGTGGACATGGGTATGGCATTTATCTTTTTATTACCAGGAATACCATTAATACTATCATGAACGGTTAAATTCGAAACATCAATATTATCTTCTAATATCTTGGCAATTATTGGACTACAATATTCTTCGGATGCTGCATATAAAACCTCATCGGTCATAAAAGCAGTTTGAGCACTCTGTTTAGTTGCGGCTATAGTAAAAGGGTTAATCCAAGTATCAGAAGAAACATCATGAACAGCTTTCATCAGAGGAGCAACAAACTTGTTATCATAATTAAAAACATTACAAACCTCTTTACAAATACTTGTTTCTTTAACTCGACTTTGCATAGTAGAACGCCCAGGGAAAGATCCAAGAGCACAATTGCGTCCTTCGTCCATCCAATGAACTATGCTACGTTGTGGTGTTGACCCCATCTTTCCACTCTTCTTATTACCCGCACAAAAATATCTAAAATCATTTGATTCAGCAATTGGTATTAAAGAAATACAATTCTTAAAAAGATCTTGACTAAGAGGAGCGGATAAAATACGACAAGAGTTTGGCACTCCAGCACAATGCATACCTTGAATAAAGTATCCCTTATGCGATGCTGCTATATTGAGAGAGCCACAATCTCCACGTACTGACGCCCTATCAGTACGCTCGCCATCCAAAAGGTGACCATATATTTCATTGCCTTTCACAGTATAATACTTAATTTTAGTCAATCCTTTGGTTAATCCCTCAGCAACAGAAACTATCCCATTAAGATCCATAGAAACAATAAAAATCTTTCTACCAACCTTATCAGGCACAAGAGGCAAAAAATGCCATAAAGACTTTCGAGGAATAATACTAGCAGTGTAAAAAACACACATATCATTAGGAAGACGTTGTATTTGTGATATGGGCAAAGAAAACTGTATTTCATTTCGGCATTTGCCTTGATTCGCTCCTATGCGAGCAATGCAATTCCATCTCTTACCAGATTCAAATAAATGATTAACAGTGACATATCTGCCCTCACCTATGGAGAAGGCCATAGCATGATTAAGATTACTCCCATCTGATTCACAAACTATAAGAGTAAACATGGATCCACGTATTGATTTAACTAACTGTATTTTATTGTCTGGTTGACTAGTACGGGGAACACGAAAATCTTCATTATTACATTCTCTAACCCAGGAAACACCCTGGGCTTCTGCCCCAATATCATGGTAAGTGCGTCGAGTTCTACGGAAAAAGTTAAGAACTAATAATGTTAATGTAGCCCCACTAACTAGACCTAAGGCACACTTCATAACAGATAATTTAAGATTTAATGCATATGGTATTCGCCTTTGTAAATAGACTCCCATAGTACCTATAATATCGCAATATGGTAATAACTTAAAGGCAAAAAACATTTCCACAAGTCTAGTATGCTGGGATTGAGGCAAATAATACATGCCCTGTAATAAAAGAAATCGGAAAAAATACACACGGTATCGAGCTAACCTATCACGAATACTATTTCCATAATATAAAGAATGCAAACTGGACAGGATTCTATATCCTATAAATGTTGACCCAACTAATAATGCAGGAACAAACAAAGCAGATTGCGGCTCAACTTCTTCTGCACAATCAGAACACACAAAATTAGATAAAACACCATGCGAACACATAGTGGTCTTAGCTATATCACTAATAGCAGTTCTCATAACAGATGATGCTAGTTCATGTTTTCTAATTTGCTGAGTGAGAAATTTACACAATTCTGCTCCATTACTAATATTATCACCTGGTTTCAAAGGTACATATTCTGTCTCAACTCTATCTCCAACAGTACTCATTTTGAGAGTCTCAATCTCAAAATTCCAGGCATCAGAAACTACTTTATCAGTTGATTTCATCATACCAGTCATAGGATCTACATATTCAGGTTTTAAAACAACCTTAATGACATATGGTAAACGCCTCAGAATGGCTGAAGCTTCAGCAGCAGCAAATCCAGCATTAAGATCCTTGACGTTAGTGGTCGCAACCACTAATTTAGGCATTAAGGGAATAGTTCCCTTATCCTCAATAGCTGCCTGATTGGTTGCTGAACCAACTGCATTGATAGTGGTAATAACTTCCAATATAGAAGTACCTTGTCCCTGAATAACCTGGCGAGGATGCTCACGGGCCAAATCGTCTAAAACAACTGCCCAATGCTTTGCTCCTTTATATCCATTCCAAAAATCCTCAACAGGATTTCGAGTGTACATATTTTGGGAAGGGTCCCATGGGAGATCTGGATATATTGGTGTAGGACCACTTGTTACTGTTTTATGAAAAATGTTAGCAATATAATGAATAACAGTACTTTTACCTTGTCCTGGAGGACCATGAAGTAAAACAGAAAAGGGTGGACGACGAGTAGAAGCAACATTATACTTTTTAACATATCTGTTCATATCATTGGAAACACGAGATAAAATTGGGGCAATAATAGTTCGACTATCACTTTTAAGTAGAAGTTGACCATCAAAAACTAAATCTTTATAATCAGAGATAACTTGAGAATGATCAATAGAAAGGGTAATAGGATCAAGGGCTCTGTCAGAGTCCATCTTATTAACTCGTTGTAACCAGGTTCGACATCTACGATCACTAATAAGTAATGGCTGTATACTCTTGTCCAGAAAACACTCATATCCAACTTCGGCAAAAGTGGTAACTAAATCTAATACAGAATAGAGCATATCATTAACACCCTTGAACTTAAAATTCTTTATGTTAGTATCAGAAAATAGAGAATAACTAGATTCTGTAAATTCTAAGTCAAGCTGTTTTATAATACCAGCAGTTACAAGTCCAAAAACAACTCGCTGAGATTTAATCAATAATTCACTCTCAGATAAGGACTTCCAATTATCGAGAACCTTACGAACTGAACCTGATTGGGCTTCAGGCAGATTATTTAGTTCTGAATCATCAATGTCTATATGTTCAAATTTAACGTACTTATTGTTAGTAATAATATCAAAAACTCTATATAAATCAGAAGTACTATAATAAGATAATAAAAAAGAGGTTATTGCCAAAGTCCAACCCTTAGGGGTTTTATCCTTGGAAATGGAATCGTAAAAAATGTAAAGATTAAGACCAAGATCTGCTATAGGTGCATAATTCTTAAAAGAATCAACAGCAGCTTGGCATTCGACAGAAAGATCAGGTACATATCTGGATCTTTCGTCAAAACTAATTTTATGAATACTACTAGAACGGGAACGATAATTACTATTATTTTCAGTATGTTCAATATTTTTATATTTACAGATTTTAAAATTATACAAAGATTTCACCAAATTAATCACGTTACGGTAGTACATCATTAGTACGATCATCACGAGGTAGGTCCCGAGCCAAAAAAGAGTATCCATAATACTGAACGCTCCAATAGCGAGGTTAATGCCTAAAAATTACACATAAGGTCTTTATATGTGTATTGGTCTTTAAACTCTATCCGAGAGCCTGTGTATATTGTTACACAGTACAGATCGTAATTGATTATACAATAGTGAATGAACAATATTCAAAACGTTGGATGAATATGACACGCATATGTTCTATCAACAGGAATGTTAGGTTTTCCTTTCAGATACTAGGTCAAATTAAGTATCGTCATATATTTAGTAATTATAAAATTACAAGGTGCTATACGCACCCTATTGAGCTAAAAGTGTAGAAATGGAGCACACAAAAGTGTGCACATAATGTATAACTAATTGGTCAGACTAGAAACATTATGCAATTCAAATGACCAGGAGTAGCTAATGTAAGGGGTGAATTGCGCTAAAAAGCGCAGGAAAAATTGTAAGCAGTATGGGCAAAACTGCAAAATAATTCAAGTATAGCGCCCGGGTGGTGGTTACCCAAAATAAATCACATCATTGTGGTAAACTAGGCTAAAATAGCAGCTCATTGAAAAATGAACCAGTACGTAGCGAAATAAAACCATAAATGAATATGAAATAATATTCAATTGAAGACAATTAAACAATGAGTCGCACATAAAGTGCGCCACCTATGTGGTTATAAGACCCTGCAAAAAGCAGGAAGAAAATCACAAGTGAAGACCGGGGGGACATAAAGTCCCC